GGTAAAATGGGCATAAAGCTTTACCATGATATCAATTCAGGTAAATGGATTATAGAAAAAAATTAACATGTATAACGCACAAAATAACGGATTACCTGGGGTAGTTGACTCAGATGGTTTTTGTTTTAGATACGTTGATAAAAACGTTATACAGAATGAAGAATATTTGTTTAGTAACTACTGGAGAGAACAGATTAACACTTACGGTACTATGGTTACGTATTATGTTAATGCTTATAACGTACTAAACGCAGATAATTTTTACGGTGAACAACCAACACAGAAATATGCTGAACCTAGAAATGTAGTTTTAGCAGTTGACTTAGCAGAAAACGCAACAGCATTATCAAAATTTGGTTTTCAAGCAGATGATGAAATTACTGCATATATTCACCTATCTACTTTCTATGATGTATTTCATAATATAAATTTAGAAATACTAACTAATGAATATTTGAGTTCTCCTACGTTGTCAGCTAAATTAGAAACAGAAAACTTATTTGGATTACGTACAGAAGATCCAACTACCTTCGAAACGCAATTTAATCAAGTACAACCCAAGGCTGGGGACGTTTTCACATTGACAGAATATGGTTACGGACGGCCAGGGCCAAGAAGCGGATACAATTACGAAGTTACACAAATTTTAGACCAAGATATTGCAAGAACAAATCAGTTAGGTGGTCATTATGTTTGGATTTTAAAGGCTAAGAGACTTGATTACAGCTTTGAACCTGGTCTATCAGCAGAAAAGGGAAGTGATCAAGTTTATGACGATACTTCAAGTGGTGTATTACCTGGTGGTAAACAGGACCCAGCACCGCCTAAGAAGTATGATGAAATTTACCCATTAACATCAATTGACCAAGTTAGCAACACCACTATATTCAGTATGTCAGCTAATGATGCAACTGACGTATACGGTAACTACTGATTAGATTAAGTTTAAAAGATAATCTATGGTATTTTCTGCTATTTGTTTACTGTCAAATAGCATTTCAAACCTACCAGCACCGCCACCCATAAAGGTATACAGCACTTTATTGTCTTCCTTTAACTGTATGTTGTATATCTGATAAGTTCTACCCGGTATAAACAACTCTTTAACCTTACCAGATAGTTTAGGTTTTTTGACAACAAAAACTTTACCTGGAATGTACTTCATTTCTTGACAACCCAATTTTGAATATGATACTTCATATCCTTTTCACGTTCTTGAATGTATTTTTGAAATGCTAAAGGTTTTACCCAGTTAAGATTCTTGTCAGGATTAATACCCAATTGCTCAGCCTTGTCACAAGCAAGGTTTACCCCTTCAAATAAACACGCAAATCGTGTTAAAAAATTGATATCATTCTTGTAATCAATTTCAGGTTCTAAATCTGAGTCTTTTTTTGCTCTTTTAACGTTTTCCATCGTATAATGATTGTATGAGTTTTCCTAATAGGGTTATTTTCATTTCCTTGTCATCTATGCTGTAGTTTTTATACAACTGCAGCAAATTAAACGTCAAATCTTTGATAATTTTTTTATTCTGTATGAAAAGTGCTTCCTGATCCTTGTCTGATGTATCAATTGTATTTTTATCAAGGGCATGTATCAGTACTTCAAGAAAAATTTTAAGTGCTTGATTATTTTTATTTTTTTCTGTAGCCAATCCCTCTTTTAACTTGAACGATTCTTCCATACTCAAGTTAAGACATGTGTTTATGCTTTTAATCAGTTCATTTAACTGAACAACTGGTGCTTCTTGCTTAATGTCAGTTATTGAGGAGTTGATCTGTGTGGTAATCTTATCTAATTCACTCATTTTTGTGTGTAGATAGGTTCCGTGGTAAGTACTGGCTTAATATCAATGTCAAGTTTAATGGTTTTGTTACATTCACTGCACTTATATGTAACGTTTTCATCAAATCTAACTATAACATCTTGTCTATTCTTTTGTCCACAAGGACATTCCACTAATGCAACTTGTTTTACTGCCTCTTTAAGTTGTTCTATACGTATTTGTTCAGCTTTAAGTAACGTTCTATTCTCATATATGGTGTTGCCTATGTAAAATGCCATGACCTGCACTACGAAAGCTAATAAAAACACCAAAATCCAATGTGTAACAAACAATGCTGCTATTAAACCGCTAACTAATGCGGTGATACCTAACGAAATTAAAAACTTTTGTATCATTTACCTATTGTATCTATGCCATTACTAATATCAACTATGGCTTTACCTATAATAGTGCTCTTTTCTTTGATTTCTCTTAATAGATGCTTGTATTTGTCTTTAAGGGCTGGGTTTTCTAATGCTAAATCCATTATCTTAGAAAGGTTTAACGTTGCTATATACATATCTGATAGGACTTCATCGGCTTGATTCAGTGGATATGGTTTTACATTACCGGCATCATAATTTGTATCCTTCTTATTAGCGTTTAAGAACGATTTGACTTGATTTGCAACAGGAGGTGTCTCTGTTTTCTGACCCATTATCTGTCTATTTGCATTCATCATTGAGTCATCTTCTGAAATTAGCCTTTTCATATTAAATATTTATGTAAATCTAATAAATAATAACATATATGAGCGTTTACGAGAATAGATTTAAGAAGTTCTTAGTAGAAAAAGACGAAACACCTGATGTTCCAGATGAAATGACGGATCAACAGGCTATGGCACAGACGTTAGATAAAGGTACCGCTCCTGAGGACTTTGATGTAGAGGCTCCCCCAGCAGGTGCTGTTGCTAAACCAACACTCTCTGCTATACAACAAAAGATGTATGATGAATTAAAGGCTTGGACAGAAAAGATTGATGAATTTAAAAAGTTTCTCAATGATCCAAACCCAGATAGCTTAGTAAGCAAATTGAATGCTGCTGAAACAGACACTTTATTTGATAAAATCAGTACTGCTGAAACGAAAAAGATTGCTCGTGTTGCAGCAGAGTTGTCTAGCTTTAATGAAGACCTAAAAGGTTACTTAGCTACAGCTCATGACCCTAAGTACCGTTACAATTAAGATACACTATTCTTAATTTTTGTTAGTATTATCTTTGCTTTCAAACCGCTGAAAGAGTTTTCAATAATAAACTTTGGATCTATCTGGTCTAAATTTTTTGAAACACAGTATTCATTTATATCTTTAAATTTTTTCAGCTCTTCTGGCCATATAAAGATCTTTTCATTAGTATCTGTCAATGATATGCTCTTTTTTAATGATGCTTTATCGTTCCACTGATTATCTAAACACCAAATTTTAGTGTAAGTGGGTAATGTATTAATTTGCTGCTGTTGTAAATCGGTGAATATCTTGTTTCCGTCTTCAGTAATACCGCATACTGCAAGTCCATTCTTTATAAAATAAGAGTCAATAGGACCTTCAAAGATAAAAACATATTCCAATGACTGATCTATATTGTGGATACCATATAAACTACGGTTACTACGTACTTTACTAAGGTACTTTGGCTTTAACTTGTTATCAGCTGGTAATAAAGTTCTGGTTTGATAAAAAATGATGTCGTTATTTGCATCATAAAAGGGAAGTACTAACCTATTTTTATGTACTTTATCGGATAAAGAAAGGTAAAAAGCTTTTGGCCTGTTTATAGCAGTATCTAAACGTCTTTTCTTTATTAAATCCATTGCTATACCCACTACTTGATTGTCTTTATGGAACTCTACTTGATTTTTATCAGTTAAATTGATGCAATCGTCGGGTAATGACTTAGACTCAGGAACTACTTTAGTTTCAACTTGCTTTACTGGAACCACATCATTAGTTCCCTTTTTTATCTCAGCAATTAACATGTTAAACGGCAACCCTGTTAAATCACATAAGAACCCAAATGTCTTCTTTGTATACCCACAGTTATGACAGAAAGCATACTCTTTTTCTGGTATATAAAAGAATCTCCTCTTCTTTCCAAAAGAAGACCCTTCTCTACAGAAGGGACAACTACCTTGATAGGTTTTAGCTATCTTGTTATACGTTGGGTGACTTACGCACTCAAAGAATTTCTGTACAACAAACTGTTCTGGAATTGGTACCACACATTATTATGTGCGATAAGACGTATTTTTCAAGGAGTTTCTTTGACTATTTTTGTAGTCTTGTAATACTTCACCTGTTTTAGCATCCTTAACACTGACCATTCCTCTTTTTACAAACGATCCCGTTACTGGGTCATTGTAAACTGCTTGTTCATATGTTTTACCATCTTGTGTAAACGTGTTAATAACTGGGTAACACGCTTGCCCACTGTAAGGCGATATAATTTTTGTCGGTTCAATAAACATGTCCATGGCAATATTTAGTCAGAGACCTTATGCGATCCAGAATTCTGGCTGTTATACTTGAACTGAGCACAGCATAACTTGTATATATTGCCTGGTAATGTATGTGCTAACTCAGCAATTTTATGCTCCATAGCAAAATCAAACTTATCTATGGGTATTGACCTATTAATATTCTTTGGAATGCTTAAAAAGTGATAGTTATCCATGTCTTTCTTAACATAAACTAACATTTCACCGACATAAGTCCCTGTCCCTACAGCAAAAACTTGTTTACTCTTTGGTATTACTTTACTCTTTCTATTTAAAAGGTTCTTAAAAACCTCAAACTTAGATGGTACTAATGGTTTTACCTTTGAAATCATAAGAGTTTCTATGGAGAAACGTCGTTTATTCTATCGTTCCGATATTCCCGTCGTTTCTTACTATATGTTGTAGAAATTTCTGAAGGTAATTACCAATAGCATCAGCTTCTTGCTGTGTATTGGCTGATATAATTGGTGGCACTTGCTTGCCTTCCATATCATAACCTAAAATTATGAAACTCTTCATAAATTCTTGACAAGTACCTACCATTGCGTCAATTTCTTCTTCAACTTGACGTCTTTTTTGCATTGACCCAGCCAGTTGTATACGTATTGCATCTCTCACCACCTGCAGGACAGCCTGCTGAGTTTCAGAGTTTGAAGGGTTAACTGGTGCAGGTATCGGGGTAGGGACTGGTTTTTTTCTACTTTGCTTTGTTTTTTTATTACCCGAACTTTTTTTATTGGTGGGTAGATCTGCCATACTTTTATTTAAGTTTGGCAAATGGATTTTTCGTAACATCGTTATTTACTCCCCTGTTTAATAATTCTGTGACTAGGGTTTCAATGCTTTCTGTTTTAAAATATGAACCTTTTGAGAATTTATTACCACCGTCATCAATTTCAAACAAAACTTCGTTTACTTCATTCTTATTTGTATAGCAAGTGACGTAAACAGAACATAAGCCCGGGTCAACCAACACCGTCCAACGTCTTGGATCGTTTTGTCCGTAAGCGTTGAAGATCTTCCATACAATAAACCCGCTATCTTTTAGTCTTTTAATAAAATAACCAGCGGTTTTAATCTTATTGGATACTTTTTTCTCTTTTAACTTAAATTGGCTGAGCATATTAATTAATTAAAGCTGAAACTATATAAATCAATTTAGTATTTCCTTTTGATAGTGATATTTTTATCACTCCGTAAGCAGCATTTATAGCAAACTCTAGTTCATTACATTTGCTATAATTTATAAGCCTAAAAGTCTCAAACTTAATAGGAATACTCTTTGTTAGAGCACTACCAGTAAAGGTATCTGCTATTACTGTTTGAAAATTATCAGAATTTTGAGCATTTCTATCACCTAACTCACCATATATCTTATTATTCTCAAAATAAACATACAATTTATTAGTATCAGTTGTAAAAGCTGCACCTTTAAACAAGGTAGCTAGTTTAGCTTCAGTAACTTTAAATGTAATGTCAAACTTTAAATCATTTATCTTCTTAATATTAATGGACGGTAACTTCATTATACCATCTTCAAGTAAATGATATTTAAATTTAAATGAATCACTAACGTATTGCAAATTATTTGAGTTTAAATCTAAATTTAACTCATCTGAGTCAACGCATTCCAGTACGCGTACCAATTTTTTGATATCACCTACATTTAAATTACGTTCAATATCAGATTCACATTCAGTTTCAGAATATAGCACAAGAGTAGCATCCTGAGATGCAGTAATGTTACTAATTTTATTTTTTTCTACTTTAATTACAGTAGAGTCATTTAAATTAGAAATAGGTCCAAGTACATTACTTAGAAACTCTTTTCTATTCTTTATTTTTAATTTCATTTGTCTATTATAGACCTAATAATCTTAAGTACCAGTTACTTTTTTTTTCTTTTGTAACAAAACGTCCAGTTTTTCATTTATTGCTTTAATTTCTTTCTTTACTTCACTTATTTCAGCAATAATATCTTCGTACTTAGTTACTTTACTAAAATCAAATTCAAATTGATTAGGATCACTTACTGGTTGTACAACAGGTGCTATTTGTTGCGGTTGTGATATAGTAGGAATTTGTTGTACCTGGGGAGGAGACCATTGTGGTATTTGTTGTACTTGCGGTTGTGGAGGTAAACCTTGCTTTATAACTTCAGCAAGTTGTTTTTTTACCTCTTCACTTCTACGGTTTAAAGTGCTGGAAGCTCCTATAATGGAGCTATCCAGCTGCTTTAATTCCCCGAAGGTACTTCCCATCAAACCAACTACTAAATCTAGTTCGTTTTTATCCATTAGCTAGTTGCATCAAGTTCTTTTAACAAGCTATCAATATCACTATCATTAGTATCTGCTTTAGCAGGGGCTGGAGTTGGCTTTTTAGTTACAACTTCAGGTTGGTTGTTATCAATTACATCAACTTCATCCTTAACTACAGTGCAATAATAATGTTCATTTAACATTGTCTTAAGTTCGTCGTAGGACTTAGCAGGAAATACTTTATCTAGTTCAAATACACTTTCATATATCTTACTAGCCTTAGTATCATCTAGATCTGCAATAGCTGTTGGCATTGAAAACTTTGATGAGACGTAACTTGGATAATCACCTTGCTTTTCTACCTTAATCTTTAAGTTAACACCATTAGGTCCTAAGTCAAAGATACGTGCACCCAAATCATCTGCATCTTCACCCTCAATTGCATCGAGAATAATCTTTTGCAATTGCTTACCATACCGTAAGATCTTAACTTGACCATTATTTTCAGCATTGACTGGATCATTTACGACATAAACATTGACCAGCCACTTTTCTGCTCTACCAATTGCCTTGATCTTCTCTTTTTCAGCATCTGTACCAGTACGAAGTACACGAAAACGTTCTTCAGCGATCGGATCACGCTCACCAAACGTTTGTAAACTTAACGAGCCAACATACTGGCCAGTTGCAAAACTAGTCCAGCCATGCTGAAAATAATGGAAAAATGTTTTCTTAGGATCTTTTGAAAAGGGTAACAATCTTACTGTATAGGTATTACCTACTTCAGTCTTAAGAATATTGCCAACCCCGTTACTATTGTTATCTTGTGCTAATGCACCTTTAATACTTTGGAATAATGAGTTACTAATCATGTTTGTCATAAAATTGTCTATATTATACGTTATTGTTTTCAGATGTCAACTTATTATACATTAAAATGCATAATTTTTTTGCTTTTGTGCTGCTAAAATACTTAGCCCTATAAAAACCTAAATTACCAAATGTGTCGCCAAATACTTCTCTCTTTAAATCACTATCATAACTTTGTACTATCTTTTCAAACCCAGGAAATGCAAATAAACAATATATTATAATGTTTCTATTTTTTAAATGCATCATGAATTCATGCCACTGGCTATCTTTTGGCTGATAGTTAACGTAGTTTTTCACTTTAATTTGTTTCTCGTTACAGTAATCTCTAATAAACACAAAACTATCTTTTATTTTAACTAGAGTTTGTGGATGATCTGGTGTGTCAACTAAAAACTTACTCTCATATATGGTATAAGCTTTGATAGCTTTTTGAGAAGTATAAAATTTCACCTCAACATGCTTATCATCATAAACAAAGAAAGGTGCTTCAAAAAAGTCTTTAATGTTTATGTTTGGAAACCTATTAAAAAATTGTGCTAACTTAACAATATAAGGATATTCTTCCTTTTCTTCAAAGGAGTCAAAATTTTTCCTGTACCTGAACGGCTGGTTGTTAAGTTTACGCGACGTCTCAAGGTAACAATTGTAAATGTACTTTTCTTTTTCAGTCACGACGTTATTATATCGTTTTTCCTAAAAAATCTTGCCCTTATTAATAATCTTCGTAATATATTTTGATTTGGTAATGGAAGGCTCAAATATAATGAACTTTCTCAATGCTTCAAAATCACTATTTTCTGAAATTGATATCTTATACAGAGTTCTTAGTTTCTCTTCTTGTAAAAGCTTGGTAAAAATTGTTGCAAAGTTTATTTTCTTCCCATAGTACATATAACAGAACGTACAAAAGCTGTAAAAAGCGTGAGAAAGTTCTTCTGTTTCAATACTTGAATAAGGAGTCCTAATAATGTTTTTTTCTTCTACCATAAGCTAACTAAAATTTATTTAATTAGCCTTTTTTTATATCAACTATTACTAAACATTGTGAGTGTTTTAGTTATATTACTTTGATCACCTTGGTTCATTAAGGAGTCATCCTCACTTACAGTTAAAGTATGGTAATCTAACCTCATGATAGTAGTACCATGATTCTCACCGAAACGATTCTTCATCATACCCAGCTTTACACAGCCTAGTTCTCTGTCTTCTTCGTCTTGAAATATACTAACAATAACGTCTGCAGTTGCAGCCAACCCATAACTTTCAGATATTGTTTCAAGTCCAGGGTTCTTTACGTCAAAGCCCTGTCTATTTAACTGAGTAGCTGTAATAATAGGGCAACTAAACACATAACTCATAGCTCTTACCTGTTCTGTTGCATATTTTATACGTTCGTAACTATTATTACCAACAGTACTCTTTAAAAGGTTAACATAATCTAGTACAATTGCATCAATCTTAATGCCTTTGCTTTGAATGTTCTTAATAAAGCTTTGTACTTCGTGGGGAGTTACCGTACTAGGAGGAAACTCCTTAATTAATATCTTACAGTTAGGATTACCCTTAGCAATCTCATCAATTTGCTGTTTCAACGTTACGGTTTCTGTTTTTAACGTACGTAAAGGTATCTTAGTTATGTTAGATGATAATCTTTTTGCATAAATTAACTCGCTCATTTCTAATGATACGATTAAAACCGTTTTACCCTGTTTAGCAATGTTATTAGCTATGTTACCTAAGAAGATACTCTTACCTACATTAGTTTCACCTGCAAATATATACAATGCTCTACCGTTTTGTAAGAACCCGCCGTCTAATTTATTGTCTAACCAACGCCAACCCGATGGAATAACAGGATGCTCAGTGGTTAAGTCATCAATCACAACGTCAATATCATTGAAAAGGTCTAAACCAATATCTCTTTTAAGGTTTATACCGCAACTCTTCTCAAATTTATCTAAAATGAACGCTGTATCTATCTTCCCAGCACCAACATCTTCAGCAACCTCTAACATCGTGTTATAAATTGCTCTTTCTTTAATGTACCTTTCAGTGCTTATGGTTAATTCATCTTCATTTAGGTTTTTATCTATGTTTGTAAAGTTTCTCAGTACAGTTTTGAACGCATCTCTTGTCTCATCTGAGTTTATATACGTTTTTAACTCAGTAACTGTTGGAATAGTATTGTGCTTAACGTAAAAAGCCTTAATCACTTCAAAAATCGTCTTAATATTCTTATCTTTGAAGTAATTTGGCTTAATATGATCTATAATACTAGTGAGATACTTCTCATCAGTTAAAGATTTATAGACAATTACGTTTTCGTACTCATCTAGATTGAGTTTTAATTCCATAGGTCTATTATACTATACTTCCGTTATACAGTCAAGGTCTTATTTTTGTATTTTTCATACTTTTTTAAGAAATAAGCCTGTCCATCTAGCCATTCTTTACTTTGCTCTCTCAAACCTGGTGAGTTATGTATGATTGGTATGTCAACCACGCCTACTTTTTGTTTAGCCAGGCTACAATCAAAGGAAAACACCAGGTCATAGTAATGGAACTTGCTTGGAATGTTCTCATCAAATGCAATATTAATAGGAAGTTTGTTCAAATTAATGCCCATAAACACGCCATCAATCATTAGTACCTGCTGATTAACGGAACCAAATGACGTGTAGCTATAGTTTTCCTCATTAGGTCCATGAGCTACGCACCCTCTTAAAGACTCACGAGTTCCCATTAAATGCCATAAAGCAGGCTCTTTCACCGTTAAGGAACACGTGCCCGCTACACCAAAAACCGTGTATTTTTCAGCACATTTTTCAATTTTTTGTAGGAACTCTGCACAATTTATATAAACATCATCATGAACCAGTACCAAAATATCTACATTTTCATTTCTGCACTGTTTAAGCATTGCATTATATACCTTTGTAAGAGCTTCTTTATTCTCTCCTACAAAAATAATATCATCCTCTTTTACTGCTTGTGACTTATAAAGGAAAGTTTCCTTAAAAGTTTTTTTCTGTGATACTACTCCAAGTTTAATTTTTTTCATTTGTATTTTTCCCTGTCATCAAGTTCAGGCTTATTTTGTTCTGTCCACATTGCACCCATCACGTTCCACAACACTGCAGCTAAATGGTCTTCATCCTTTTCACCCATCCACCATTTTAGTAAATGACGCTGTGCACTGTCATAAAAAACGGAAGAAGTCATGCCATGTTTCCAATTATCAAACCCGTACTTCTCTCCCCCCTTGCGGTAATGGTCCATAAGACGTACAAGTTCCTGAGTTGGTACCAAACTCATTCTTGGTTTACCAATATCTGTATCTCTTTGTGCTCCTGTATCAAATTGTCTTTTCATTTTTTAAAATACTTTCAATTGACTCTTCAAAATTTAAATCAAACGTGCCAAATTCATTTGCTCTTAAGTAGTACTGATGGTCAAATAAGCTATTATAGAAATGCACACCATCACTATTTTGTTCAGTATTGACAAAGTAGTTGTCACACTTATCTTTATAGTCTTTCAATGCTTTAAGTGTAAGCTTTTTAGCTATGCCTTGCTTTCTAAAAGCTTTACCCGTTACAATGTAGTATGTCTTCAACGTACCAGGTGCTTTTGTATTGACTGAAAATGCATGTAACCCGGCAATAATGTCTCCTACCATATAAACCTGGATAGGTTGAGTAACCCACCATAGTCTACTTTCCCAAACATACCCAAAAGTGTTAAGTATAAATGAGTCAGTGTTATCATAAACAAATTTCATCAAGTCCATTTTTTCATGAACTGTAGTTGGTTGTAAATATTTTATCATAATTCTAAAAACGGTGATTTTACTTTAAATGCGTCAACGGGCTTTGTACCTTTTTTACCAAACTTATACAAAATGCCTTCTTTTAGTTCTTCAAACCCTTCACCCTTTGCAGATGAAAAGCTATCTTTATCAAAGAATAAAGTACTGCCTTGTCTTGCAATATAAACATTATATGTCTTTGTATTGACAATCCATAAACCAAAAGTACCTTGTAAAAGCTCTAATACATAGCAAATCAAGTCTTGTTCTTTCTCTGTTGTATTAGCATCCTCAAACATATGTTCAAAATGAGTTAATAAAGCTGGTATAATGCTTGAGTCAACTAGATTATCATGGGCTGGTAAGTAGTTTTCCTTTAATTGTTTAAAGTTTGTTAGCACTCCATTGTGAGCCACTATCCAATTATCTCTTATAAAAGGGTGGCAGTTATGCATTTTCCACTTTCTTTCACTAGAAGTGGGTGCTTGATTATGGCCTAAATAAATGAAGCCTTTAGGTAATTTGACTTTATTCCAGTCAAAGCTGCCTTCCGTCTTCTGCACATCATAATCTACACCATCACAGTAATAAACACCAGAAGCAAAGTTGCCTCTAACTTTATTAGCTTGATCTAGTATTTCAAACTTACTAGGATTAAATGCTCCGTATATTCCGCACATTATACGGTTATTATAACACAAAATTACCTAAAATCAATAAATATTATGTATGAATAAGCTATTTACCAGTAGTTGGGTACAAAACGTAGAACCATTAACTGAAGAACAATGGATGAGTAAAGTTATCCAAATTTTAAATGAAGCAGAAGGTGATGAGCCAAAAAGAAGAGGTAAAAAATCTGATCCTAGATATGGACGTTTAATGGGGTATCCAAAGGTAAAAGAGTTAGCTGGTCATATGACACCAAGGTACTTTGCTACCAAAGTTATTAGACAGCTTGAAAAAGACTTTCCAGATAAAAAGATTGATGATATTACTGACGAAGAAATGCAGCAAGCAATGGATGTAGTTGCACAGATGTCAAGAAAATTACAGATGAAGCCAGAAGTAAAAGTTGGTACTCAAAAATCAGAAACACCTGGCGGTGCTAGTGGTGTTAAGAAAGGTAAGACAGGACTAGAGACTTTACACTTAAATCTTGAACCTGATACAAAGTTTACTTTTGAAGAAGAGACGCCAATGGGACATGGTTTGTACGTAGCTAAGAAAGGTAAGTACAAATATAGAGTTACTGTAAAAGACAGCAACGGCAAGCCAATGACGTTAAAAGATTTTGACAACGAAAACACTTTAAGTGTTGTTGTAACAGAACCGCAACAAAAACAATCAGTCTCTTTACCTTCGACAGATGAGCATATGCCATCTCCTAAGGTAGAAAGAGAGAAACCAGTAGCTGATTTCCCAAATGAAGCTGAAGATGACTTCTCTGGTGAAGACCCAGAAGCAGCTGCTTATGGTAGAAAAGAAGAAGATGAGATTGAACTTTCAAAATGCTGTCACGCTCCAATGGAACATGGTAAATGTTCCCAATGTGGTTGTGACGAAGAAGACGAACAATTAGAGATGGGAGATGCTCAAGCTCATATGCAACAACAAAAAGAAGAAGATTGTGAATATGATGCAAGAGACAAAGAACGCAATGGCTTAGCTAAAGAAGAAGACTATGATAGACTTCACAATAAGAGCATGAGCCGTGCTAACACCACACCAAATCATTTAGAAGACGAAGACAGTGAAGACGAAGATTGTGAAATGGGTGAAGATAGTCCTCATATGGTGATTAAAAAGACTGTAGTGATTAAAAAGTCACCACAGCAAATTAATAGGGAACTACAATCTGAATTTAACAAAAGAATGCGTCATAATCACGAAGTTGATAGGAAAAACGGCTGGGGATATTAAGATATCACCTTGCAATTATTCTTATCGTAGAGTAAGT